GCACCCATCGCGATGATCTGGCTGTACCGTTCGGCCACGGATTCGGAGACGTTGAAGCTGGACACGTTCGCTTCCGCCTGGCGCCGTGAACCTGCCGCAGGGTGGAAGAACTGAAACGTGGGCGACTGCTGATAGTTCGGCTCACCAATGATCAACGTCTTCCCGTCGACGCTGGACCAGGCCAGCAGATCGTTCTGCTGCAGGAAGTGCTGCAGCACGTTCCACCGGGTCTCCCCTGGTTCCACCTTCCGGTAGTAGGGTTTTTCGCGTTCCTCGAATTCACCCTTTTTGAACGTCTTCCCGCCTTTGGCCCCCTTGCCTTCACCGATGGCCAGTCTTCGGTTCCGATCGTTCGACATCTCGACGTAATCGAACCAGGGTGTGACCACGTCATAGGCCAGATCCTTCAGCTTCCGACCATTGAAGCTGACCAGCGGCATCGACTCGTCCACCAGCCTGCCTGCCCGGTCCCTGCCGTTGATCGTGATGGTGTCCCCACCCATGTCCGAGGAACCTTGCCTGTCATCGATGAACCCGGACAGGATCACCACATCGTCCAGCAGGACTTCCACCAGGCTGTCAGGCTTCACCGCAGACCAGACGTTCCCGAATTCCTGGCCCACCGGATCGGATGGCCCCAGCTGCAACACGAACTGATCCGCAGGACGCAGCATGTCAATGCTGATGTCATACGACGTCCAGTTTTCGATCACGCGCCTGCCGGACCTGATGGTGACGCGGTGTTCTGGGATCGTGTTCATCGGCCGAACGCGCGCGGGTTTCGAAGCCGCGTGCTGGTCCCCCTGCTGTAAGCCTTCAGCCTGGTCCCAGCTTCGATCCGTGCTGGGTTCCTGATGTCGTTAAGGCGCAGCAGCTGGTCCGCGCGCTGGTCCATGCTGTCCCCGGGGTACGTCCGCGCAGCCAGCGTGTAAACGTTCGTGGGTGCCGTCACCGTGATTTCGATGATGCGGGGTGACTCTTCGGTGAAGGTGGCCGCAGCGCGGCGCACGGCAGCGTGCAGGTTCGACAGCGCGCGCGCCAGCGGCCAGCGTTCAGGCTTCGTATAGACGTCCAGCCGGTCCGTCTCCGCGCTGATCTTGTTCGCCAGCGCCACCAGTTCCAGGTTCACCTTCCGCGCCGTCAAGGGATCGTCCATGTCCGCGGCTGCCGTTTCCCAGCCACTCACCTGCGCCACGACATCGGCACCCAGGTTAGACGTCAGGGGTTCTTCGTCTTCCCCGAGTTCTGCGTTCACTTCCACCAGGCCATCATCGAAGTCCTTCACCGCGGCTTCGGCGACAGCCAGCGCGCTGTTCACCGCCATACCGGATCCGCGATCGTCGAACGTCGCAGGCTGGTGCGCGTCTTCGTGGAATGAGCATTCCACCATGATCGTTTCGCGCGGTTCCGCTGCAGCGGACCATGTCAGTTCCCCGACGAGCGCATAGAACGATCCGCTGATCGGGTGAACGAACTTCCGCGGCTTCCCCTGGTTCGCCAGCTGCAGGAAGATGCTGAACCGTTCGCGCGGATCGTCCTTCGGGTCCGTGGGGAAGAAGATGATCTGACAGCGGGTGACCCGTGGTTCAGCACCTTGATCGCGGACGGGTGAACCCTCACGGTGTGGCAGCTGGTGCGTGACCACCACGCGTCCGTTCGCGTCTGAAGTAGTCTGCACGTCCAGGCGCAGCCCAGCGTAAGAGCACTGGATCAGCTGGCCGGTCCACAGATCGCGCGATGCCATAGCTATCCCCTCCTGCCACCGATCTGGTTACGGATGAACTGCAGGAAATCGAACCCAGGCGCTGGCTTCACCACCAGTTCGATCACTTGCTTGGCGTACGAAGGCTGACCATTGCCGTGCGCTTCGAAGAATGGCGTATCCGCGGACGGGGCTGCGAACAGCGGGGCCGCAGGCTGCGAACCCTTCCCGATTCCCATGCTGTGCAGGAAATCCTGACGGGCCGTCAGGTTCTCTCCGGTCAGGTCACCTGCGTTCAGGAGACTGGCCGCAGCCAGCATGCTTGCCTTCTTCCGCGCGCGCTCATGCGGGGTGAATTCAGGATGGTTCTTCGCGATCACTTCATCGATCTTCGTCCGGTCCACACCGAGGCGGTCCCCGATGTTCAGGCCTGCACCTGACTCGAAAACTTCCCGCATTTCCTCGCGCGCCGCACGTCGCTTCTCCGCGTCGGTGGCCCCGCTTTCTACGTCCTGCAGTGCCCACTGGTTAACGCCTTTCGCGTCCCGCTTCCATCCCCACTTCTTCGTGCCTAGCAGAATGTCCGCGTTCTGCCGTGACGTCTGGTCCCCATACTTCTGTTCCACGATCCGCTTATGTTCGGCGTCGATCGACTCGTTTGCAGCTGCGGCAGCTGCCAGCAATCCATCGGACAGCAGGGACGCGGCCAGGCCTACCGCGCCGATCGGTCCAGGCAGGCCAGCCATGGCATGCATGGCGACCAGCGTTCCCTTGCTGAACGTGCTCATGTCCTGGCCCAGCGTCGCTGCCACGGCCAGGCCTACGCCAGCGCCTTGCATCGCGCCACCGATGCCACCAGCGATGTTCAGGCCACGCGCTGCAGCGCCTGCGGGACCGCGCGCACCACCAGCTGCGCCAGCGACACCGCCAGCACCAGCGCCCGCACCAGCCCCATAGAACGAAGCGATCCCACCCAGGCTGCCAGCTACCCCGCCACCTTTCCACAGCGCGGCGATCGCCAGCAGCGCTTCGGGGTGATCGGCGATCCAGGACAGCGCCTTTACCATCGCTTCGAACGCGTGAACGATCGCGTCCATATTCTTGATCAGCGCTTGGTTGAACGCGTCTTTGAACTGCGCTTGCGCCTTCGCCAGGCGCGCGCCTGCGGATTCCTGCCAGATGGCGGAGTCCTTCTGGATCGTGCCGAAGTGCTGCGCTTCGTCCTGTAGCTTGACGAACATGTCCACATTGTCTTTGTGGGTGATCAGCGCCTTCCGCGATTCCATGCGTCCGAAGATTTTCGCGATGTCCTGCGGCTTCAGCTTCTTATGGATGTCGGCCACGATCGCGGACAGGTCCCGCAGTTCACCCGTCTTTTCGTTCGCGTAGACACGCACGCCTCGCTTCTTCAGCAGCTTTACGTTCATCGGGTTCTGAAGTTCGGACATCAGGGACTGCAGCTGCGTCGCTGCCTCCGATGCTGTAGGCGCACCCTTTCGCAGGACCTGCAGCCAGGCGCCTAGCTGGTTCGCACCCTTGACACCGACGGTCCCGAACCTGGCGAACCCGGACGTTAGCCCCGTGAATTCCTGCGCCAGGTTTCGCAGTTCCACTGCGCCTTGCTTTCCCTGGTTCGCCAGGATGTCGAAGACTTTCAAAAATTCATCCGGCTTCACGTTCAGGTTATCGGACAGCGCTGCGGCAGCCTCGGACAGATCGGACATGTCCGCGCCAGTGGCCGATGCGACCATGGCGAACGTCTGCAGCGACGCTTCGAATTCACTGAACCTGCCGGTTAGTTCCTGATACTTCTCTGCGCCACCCAGCAGGATGTCCGCACTGACACCCGTGGCCACCGCAGTACGGTGCAGCGTGTCACCGAACTTCAGCATGGCCCCGCGACTCTGGCCGCTGCTGATCTGCAGGCGGACCAGGCGATCGTTAAACACCTTCACTTCACGCGCGATGGCCCCGAAGCTGGCGATCCCTGCCATGCCTGCGACGTTCCCCAGGCCACCGAAGCCAGCCTTGAATGCTCGAGACAGGTGGCCTTTGATGCGGGTGGCCCATGCCTGCGTCGCCTTCTCCGTTCCCCGCAGTGACTGCCGGTAACCGCGATCGTCCGCACCGATGCGGACCAGGGCCATGCGTGCGTCACGTCCCATCGGCTGCCTCCTGCTGGGTGGCTTCCGTCATCTCTTGCGCGCGTTCGAACGGCGACGCAGCTGGACGGTCCAGCGGCGCACGTCCGCGGCCACGCACGATCGTATTCTGTTTTGCCTGTGGATTGTGGCGCGCAGTCC